GTACATTTTTACGGAGCTTGGCTCCATTGTGGAAAATGCCGCGGCTATGGGTGCGAATGTGCCGGAAAAGCTGGTGAAGCTGCTGGCGGCTGGCAAGGCTGCTGTGGAGAAAGACGGCGCGGAGACAGTTATTGATGCGGCACTGGGCGGTGCGAGCGGCCAGAGCGGGAAAAATGCGCTGGAGAAGCTGGACTATGACGAGCTTGTGGAGCTGGCGTGCCAGATGGGCTTGACGGTGAAGGACGGCGAGAGCCGGGCGGAGCTGTTGAGTGAGATCATCAAGTGCGCGGTGGAGCATGAGAGCAAGCAGTAATACGCAATGAGGAAGCCCCGGCGGGCGGTACGGTGAGGAACCGTGCGGCCTGCCGGGGCTTTTGGTATTTGTTGGAGGAAACTTGGAGAGAACTTGGAACGAGTTGAGGCGGGAGTGTTTTTGCGAGGCAACGAAAATGGCGGGAGTGACAGCGGGAAATGAAAAAATATACGATGCTATGTGGGGAACAAAGATTGTACACACCGCAGTACACACCATAGTACACACCGGCGTACACACCCAGCAAGGTTCTCCGTGTTTTTTGGACGTTTTTTACGAATGTTTACGAACGGAAAGCATAAAAAGAATCAGCCGATATTCAACGTGTTAG